TTCTGGCGGGAGATGCCGTTCTCGCCGCCGGTGAGCAACCCTTGGCTGCTTGAAAACCATAATGATGGGGTTCAATTCGTCTGCTGCGAGCACGCCTCTGTAGCGATTGCAGGCGATGCGACATACACCCTTAAAACACGCGAAGGCCTAAAGGATTACATCTGGACGCGCGGCACCCACAACGTGGACAACGGTCTGGGCTACCTGCCCGCCCGCGAGTTTACGCGCACCTTCCGCAACGGCTTTAGCCTGTGCTGCATTCTTCAGCCTTATGTGGTGCGCGACGGCGGCGCAGAGTATCGCTTTGAGGTAATTACAGGTCCGTTTACCCTCGCCCGCGACTGCGTTGCCATGCACTTCTGCACGGGTTCTCGCTTCAAGCAAACCGATCTCGCAACGCCCGCCGGCGCTATCATCGACGTATCCGCAGACGACATAACAATTGTCGCTTACCTTAAAAACTAGGGATCGCTGATGGCCTACAATAAACCAAAGAAGGCACTCCGGCCCAAGAGCGCCGCGCGTAAACCCGCAAAGCCAGCCGCGCCCCGCGAGCTAAAAAGATGAGTTGACCGCCAGTCAATCAGCATAACTTTCGTCACTTGATACAGGACCGCACGCGATGGATTATCAGATTCTCTTTAACATTTCTTTCGCGTGTGCGGGTGGCTTGTGCGGCTGGGTGCTAAACAGCCTCACCAAAGCTATCGACCGGCTGGATGCGGACGCACGCGAACTGCCTAAAACCTACGTCACAAAGGACGACTGGCGCGAGGATGTTAAGTCTCTTAAAGACGACATGACCAAGGGTTTCGACAAGATGGACAAAACATTAGGCACGATCTTTAAAAAACTAGACAACAAAGCGGATCGCAGCCGCTAATCTGCGATCTGACTGCGACACTGCGGCCCTATTCAGTCGCAGATGCCGGAGCCTTTCGCTAAATAACGCCTAGGCATAGTTTATTGTGCCTAGCGCGCAAATCTGGTAAGTCATTTAGCATGGATAAATCAACACCCCGCTGGTTGCGCGTTGCCAAGAGCTTCGACGGACTAAAAGAGGTCAGAGGGCCGAAGCACAACACCGCCATTCTAGGGTGGCTAACCAAGCTACGCGCGTGGTGGCGCGATGACGAGACGCCTTGGTGCGGCGTGTTCGTGGCCCACTGCATGCAGGAGGCCAGTCTACCATTCCCCAAGCTATATATGCGTGCCAAAGCGTGGTCGGATTACGGCTCGCTTCTGCGCCCTGATCGGCTGGCCCCAGGCGCGATCCTTGTGTTCGAGCGTAGGGGTGGAGGCCACGTAGGTTTCTATGTCGGTGAGGATGCAGGGTTCTACTACGTGCTGGGTGGCAACCAGTCTAACGCAGTGAACGTAATGAAGTTGGGTAAGTCTAGGCTCACCGCATCTCGCTGGCCTAAGGGTGAGCCTGTTACTGGCGGGGCAGTATACATGACCCGTGGTATGGTATCAACTAACGAAGCATGAAGGGAAGACACATGGACAAGAGCCAGATTTTTGGAATCATCCGCACGATTGCTGCGGCGGGTTTTGGTTACATCGCAGGGCGCGGCCTGATCGACGGCGCGACGGCTGAAGCCCTCGCAGGCGCTGTTGCGACCATCAGCGTTGCCGTGTGGTCTGTGATGAGCAAGCGGCCAGCCGAAGACGGCCTGAACCGGATCAAGAAGTGATTAAGTTTCTGGCGGCACTGCTTGGTGTCGTCAGCAAGATGCTGGGAGCCTGGACAGAGCATCGCTCGAAACAGCAGGGCCGAAAGGATACCATCAAGGAGTTCAACGATGCCATCAATGAGCAAGTCGCGCTTGGCGAGGCTGTCCTTGCTGTGCCTGATGCTACCCGCGATGACCGGCTGCGCAGCCGCTTTGACCGCTCCCGCAAATAGTTACTGCTTGATCGCCAAGCCTATCACCTATGACGCGGCCCAAGACACGGCGGAGACTGTGGCGGAGGTAGAGGCGCACAACAGCGTTTTTGTCTGCGTTTGCGAGGCGGATTGTCCGATAGGTTTGCGATGAGTAGCGCGCTTGTGGTCGATGTGCGCCTCTTCGAGTATTGCTCGCCAAGCCAGCGCGAGATGCTGGTCTCGGCAGACAACCCTGCGCACTATGTGCCGGAGCAGCGCAGGGCGGCTTCGGCGTAGGTGGTGCGCGGCGGTCAGCCGCACACCCCTTTCGTCTCGATTTCGAAGCGCGCCAAAGTGACGAACACCTTCTGATAGATGCCATATTCGGCATTCAAGTTTTCGCGGGCGAGCGAATTAGCAGCCTTTTGCGCCTCGCCTAGCGTGGGAAACGGTCCATCAAGACTGCCTGTGCCTGACAACTCATAAATGACGTAGCGCGTCTCATCGGCCTTTTTTTGCTCTTCGGTCATGTCGTCGGTCCCTTCGTTATGCAGGCGGTGGTGGCGGTGGTGGCGTAGGCGGCGTCGGAAGCGTCACAGGCGGCTTTGTGAGCGGCGGTAGCAGCGGCTTCGGCGGCGTCAGCGGCGTCGAAAGCGTCACAGGCGGCTTTGTGAGCGGCGGTAGCAGCGGCTTCGGCTTCACCGGCTTCGCGGGCTTTGCGGGAGGTGGTGTGGGCGGCTTCGCGGTAGGCGGCCTCGAGGGCGTAATAGGCTACGTAAGCTGCGATGGCGGCGGCTTCGGCGTCGGCGGTCTTGTCTGTCATGTCGTTTGCTCCTGTTTGCTTACTGACCCAAAGCACTGCGCACTGCGTCGAGGCACGCCTCGTCGTCTTTGCGAGTGATGCGCTTGTGCATGGATGCCGGCAGGGATTTGCCAGACAGCCAGCAGATGTCGTCGATCTCGATCTGCTCGTCGAATATGCCAACGTCTGGCTCTGCCTCGTAAGCCGTCGCACATACCAGCACCGGCAGGCCACCAAAGATGCGGGCCTCGGTTTCGATCTCAATGCTCATTTTATATTCTCCCGTAGGCGGTCACGATTGACCTTGTGCAGTCGGTATGAGGCACAGCGCAGCGTCTTAGGCGGCGTCATAGGCATCGGTGGTGGTGTCATGCCCACGAGAAATCCTCACCGAACTGTGCCTTGTGGCGGGCGCAATACTCGACCAGAAACCATTCGGCGTCCGATGCCCGGTAGTCGTCATGGATGGCCTCGCGAATGTCGTTGTCCATGAGCATCGCGGCGGCTGCTAGGTTCGCTTCTGCGAGGGCGGCGTCGTAGGTGGCGCGGGCGGCATGGTAGGCGGCGTCGTGGGCGGCTGCGGCGCTGGCGGCGGCGGCATGGTAGGCGGCGGCTAGGGCTGCGAGGTAAGCGGCGGCGGCGGCGGCGCGCGCTTTGTAGAGGGCGTTGTAGCGGGCGTCGTCGGCGGTGATCTTGTCGGTCATTTTATATTCTCCTGTCGGCGGTCATGCTTGACCTAAAAAATCAAAAGGCGAAGGCGGGCTGCTCTGCGGCCAAGGTGAGCGCCTCTGCCACCGCTGCTGCATTTTCCTCAGCTTCGCGGGCGGCATCAACGACCGCGTAAGCTGCTTCGCAGATTTCCAGACCGGCATCGAATGCGTCCTCTGCGGCGATAAACCGGGCCACGTTAGCCTTGCTCTTGCTGCGCTTTACCGCGTTGCGAGCGTGGTTGAGTTCGCGGGCGATTGGTGTGAAGTCGTCCTGCGTCTGGTTGAGGGCGGCGTGTGCTTGTTCGAGGTTGGTCATTCCTATTCTCCCGTAGGCGGTCACGATTGACCTTGTGCAGTCGGTATGAGGCCCAATGGTCCGCCTGTCAACGCCTATTTTATATTAATTAAACGCTCGTCCGCTTGCGCCAAGAGCATCGCGGTCAGCTTGGCGACAGGGCCGCTGACTTCGCGCTCGCCGCTCTCGAATTGCCTAATGGCGCGGCTAGTCTTGAGCCCTAGCGCCTCAGCCATCGCGTTCTGCGATAGGCCAAGGTCGCGGCGCGCATCTTTGAATTGGGTTGGGGTCATGCCCACGAGAAATCCTCACCGAACTTAGCCTTGTGCCGCGCGCAGTATTCAGCCAAAAACCAAGCGGCGTCAGTGGCCCTCGCGTCCGAATGGATGGCCTCACGAATATCATCGTCCATAAAGATTGACGCTGCTTCCAGATTTTTGATGGATTGTGCTACGTAGATGTTATTTTGGTTTATCATATCAATATTCCCATTCTGCGCGGTCTGCCGAAACCCATTCGCCGCGACCATTGCGTGTCATCGCGCTAGCGCCTGCATTCGTGCGGCTGTAAGCATGTAATGTGGGCTTAACTACTTTGGTAGCTACAGGTGCGTTAAACGATGCTACCTGCTCGGCGGTGATTGTGGTTACGATAGCGCCTGATGAGCGGATAAGGTCTGTTCCGTTTTTTGCGAGATAAACAGTCGACGTAAATTTCGCGTCAGGGGTTGTGATAGTCCAGCCCATTGCGTCTTTGCGGATGGTGCCTGCTTCGGTAATAATTGTCATTTTACATTCTCCTGTCGGCGGCCTTGATTGGCCTTGTGCAATCCTTATGCGGCACGGCGTGCCGCCTGTCAACGCCTATTTTATATTAATTAAACGCTCGTCCTAGCCCCACTGGTCAGCCAGCGCGACCAGCAGTGCTACGGCTATTTCGGTTTTCGTCATGTCGTTTGCTCCTTGGCATCGCGGGCTGCGACGTAAGCGGCGCAAGCGGCTTCGGCTGCGTGGTGGGCGTCGTGGTAGGCTTCGCGGGTGGCGCGGTAAGTTTCGGCGTCGGCGGCTAGGGCTGCGAGGTAAGCGGCGGCGGCGAAAACGGCGGCTTTGTTGGCGTCGTCGGCTGCGTCGTAGGCAGCGCGGGCAGCGAGGGCTGCGGCGGCGGTCTGGTCGGTGATGTCGGTCATGTCGTTTGCTCCTGTGTGCGTTGCTGATGCAGATCATTTAGCAAAGCTAAAACATCATGTCCAGCCTTTTGCTAAACATTTTAGCTTTATTTTAGACGGCGGGCGCGCTATGGTGGCTGCATGACATTGCACGAGTATCTAAAGGCCGAACAAGCCCCGACACTTTCATCTCTTGCGGCGTCCCTAGGCGTCTCGGTCGGCAGGCTATCGCAGTTGCGCAGATCGACCAAGTGGCCTGCGCGCCTCGCCCTAAAGCTAGAGCAAGCTACCGGCGGTGCCATCAATGCGGCGGTCATCTCCGAAATCGTGGCAGAATGCAGGCACACAGCGTGAGGCTCTACGGCTCAAAGCGACCATCAAAGGCCGCGCGCACAGCCGCGCTCTATGCGATGCTAGTTATGACTAGGGACATTGACGCGAAAAGCCCCGAAAGCCTGGAGCGCAGCTATGGGCTAGGGCCAAAGACGACCGCTGAGATGCTCAAGGCAGAGCGGGATCGCAGGTCTTGATAAACTTCGGCCACCTGGAAAGCAGCCTTAACCCAGAACCACTGTTTTTTGTGCAGCAGCCAGACGGCGTCACCGGCTGGGCGGAAATTGACAGGCAGGCCGCTTTCCTGAAACACATAAGGTTGGCTAACCCTAGACTCCTGGTATTTGCGACCCCGAACGCAGGCAAGCGCAATCCCTTCCTCGCCCGCAAGGAGGGCATCATGGCGGGTGTGTTCGACATCTGCGTGATCGGCGTAGGCATGGTCGCTTACATCGAGTTTAAGGGCTACGCCAAGTCAGGCAACAAAGGCAAATTGTCGAACGCGCAGATCGAGTTTGGCAACCGCTGCGTTGCCTTGCAGATTCCCTGCGCGTGTTTTTACGACCCGCACGCGGCAGTAGATTGGCTCAAGTCTGTTGGGTTTGCTGCAAGGTCATCGACTCGACACTAGGCCGCTTTGATCGCAGCGACATCCCAAGCGTCGCCAGTGCGCGACCAGCGCAGGTCTTTGGCAAGATAGCCGTGATCGGCGTGGATCATGCCGTTTGCGTATTGCACGATCAGCCGCACCTGCCCGCTCGGAGGCATCGCCCATTGTGTCCGCTCAAAGCCTGGCGCTGGTATATGATGCGGGCCTGTCAGCATTGCGCGCCTATGTCCTGCGCATCGTCCGCTCGGCCATCAGATCGGCAATCGCGGCCTGTCGCAACGCTGGATGCGCACACCTTGTAAGTGATCGGGCTGGGCCGCTCCGGTAGCTCCAGCCGGTAACGCCTCCCGCTTATGGCGTTTCTGCTGCGCCCTATGACCTCTGCGATGGCCGAATTGGTAAGACCGGCACTCCACAACTCCTTTAGGCGCAAGTCCTCGTCATCGGTCCAAGGTTTTGTGCGGGGTAAGATCATGTTAGCCGCCAATATGTTGTTGCCTTGCCACGATACGGCTCAAGGTCCGCGTCTGGCATTAGCCGCTTAACCGCTTGCGCGTAGGCAACCGCGCCCTTCCTTTCCGTCAGCGTGAGCTTGCGCCCACATATCACGGCGCTCTTGCTTCCAGACATCGACACAAAACTTTCAAGCAGTTTGCGCCTAGTGTCTATCAGGCCGTCGATATGCTCATTGAGCCAATCCCAGGTTGCGACCATGCTGCGAGCCTCGTCGGTGTCGATTTCAGGCACGCGCGAACCCCGATAATGGTCGGCGTTGTCTGTAACCTCCGCAAGAAACTCGGCGTGAAATTGGCGCAGGGCAGACATATGCGGCCAATCGGGATCGCGCAGCACCTTTTCGATCCGCGTGTCGTGCGGTGCCCACTGGTAAAACCAGCAATGCGGGGCGTCGGTGCAGATCATCTGCATCTGCATTTGTGCAAGGTAGTGAGGCTGTTGCGCCGCGCTCTTAAAGATCGGGCGCTCCTGTTTGCGCAGGCCGAAAGGACATTTGACCTCCAACAATCCGCCGTCGCTAACGTATCCGTCAGGCGATGCGCCCGCCCAATCCTCAAACGGGACGAATGGCGCTGCCGTGACGGTCAACCCTGTCTCGATTTGGAACTCGACCACAGCGCCTGCCTCGTGATGCGACCCGTATCTGGTCGCTATGTTACCTTGGAACTCGGTCGGCTCACCGATAGCCGCGCGCACCATCGAACGCATTGCATCTGCGCGGGTCATATAAATCGCAATGCCGAGTATGGCACCGGCCAGGCTTGCGGTGACGCGGCCCTTGCGCGCCTCAAACCATTCTGGCGTCCCTTGGTCGATCATGAATCTCTCCGATAAGTAGGGTGGCAGACTGTCGCACTCGGTCTGCCAGCGAGTAACGCGGGTCTAGCCCGCTGCGTATAAGCTAGAAGGGGATTTCGTCCGACAGATCATCATGCCGAGCAATGCTGCTGGCAGGCTTACCGGCACCTGCTGGCACATCCAATTCCTGCCCTTTAGGCGAGATCGCCTTGACCCAGTTACCTACAGTGCCACCGATCTCCCAGACGCCCAGCTTAATCACAGCGACCTTGTGCTGCAAGGCAATGGCAAGCGCATCGTTGTCTGGCTTGCCGTTAATCTTGGCGAGCTTGCCGCCCGCGATAGCGTCGATCTTGGCAAGCATTGCCAGCGCCTTGTCACGCTTTGCACCGGCATCCTTGGCGTTGGGATCGGCGTCCGTGACCCAAAGTTTTTGAAAAACTACCCGCCGAGCAACAGAGTCCGGCTTTTCGATCCGCCATTGCAGGTTAATGTATTCCGGCTGTCCGTCCTCTTCGCGGCCAGTTTTCCATGCCGCGATTTCGATGAACGCCTGAACGCTGCTGTTTTCGGGCAGTGGCTCGCTGCTCCCGCCCGCGTCATAAGTGCCTTCGGCCTGCACGTTTACGGTTGCGGCAGTGCCTGCGGATGTTGTCCAAAAGCTCATTGTGCTGTTTCCTTTTCATTGGTTTCGGGTTTGGGGTTGGCTGGGATTGCGGACATCACGGCCAGCAGCGGATTAGTGCCAGGCGCAAAGTCTATCGGCTCGGTGATACCTAGACCGTTTTTCGTGACGCTGGCGGCAGTGGCGTGGCAAACGATCTCGCGGCTACCATCGGACACAACCTTTTTGCGCTCTCCCTCATCGCCTCGAAGTGCGCTTGTCAGGCGCACAAGCGCCACCAAGTCGACATCGTCGACATACGGCGCGATGCTCTTGGACATAAGGCGCAGCGAATACCGCTGGTAATCGTCGCAATCAGGCAGGCGCATAGTCTCAAGATCGGCATGGCCGATAAAGACAACCGCCATGCCCTTGCGAGTATTGAGCGCAGCAGCAGCCTTGCGAATGCGCGAATGCTGCGATGCCACGGCAGCAGGACCGTTGCCGTAACCGCCCAGCGCCTGATTGATGCCTTTAGACCGCTTATCGGTTTCGAGGATTTCACGAATGAAAAGCTCCTCCAGCTTGGTCACGCTGTCGATCACAAGCGTGTCATAGCTGTGATCCTCGTTAAGCAGAGCCATTAGCTGCTCCCACACGCCAGCCGCCTCAGTGATGACAGGAAAGGCGTCTGGCGCATCGAGGCTTTTCTCGATCCGGCTTAGTCCGTCTTCGGCGCGAAGGAAAACAGGGTTGGGAAATGACGCAGCTAGGCTGCTCTTGCCTGTCCCAGCGTCCCCTAAAATCGTGATGATCGGCGGACGCGGTTGCGGTTTGGAGATCGTGCGAAGCACACTCATTTTTTCACCTCATTGGGTTTGTGCCGGTAGGGGCGGCTAACTAACACCTACTGCTTTACATCTAGGTCATTAAACCTTAGTTGTAAAGCGGGATTGTAACAAGGATTAGCAAATGAGCAAAACCGAGGCACTTTCACTATTTGGCGGGAGGGTGCGGGCGCTGGCCCAAGCCCTTGGAATTACACAGCAAGCGGTAAGCCAGTGGGGCGAGATCATCCCGCCGCTGCGCTCGTTTCAGATCGCGGAAATCGTCGCTGCAAGGGCGCAATAAGCGCCAGCATGAAAAGGGGATAGTGAATGGAAATTAACTTTGACGCGGTGCGCAGGCAGCATCCAATTGCCGACATTATCGGGCAGGCCATTAAACTCACAAAACAGGGCCGCGAATATAAGGGATGCTGTCCGTTCCATACGGAAAAAACCCCTAGTTTTCACGTGGTCCCGGACAAAGATTTTGCTCATTGCTTCGGCTGCGGCTGGAATGGCGATGTCGTCGATTTCGTCGCGGCATATCAGGGCATCTCCTTGGGCGAGGCGGTCGATATGCTTACCGGCGGCGGCGAAGTGCGCGAAACCACCGCAGAGGAAAAGGCGCAGCGCGAGGCGATTCTTGCCCAGCGTGAACAGGCGCAGCGCGCTGACAGGGCCAAGGCGGTGGCCTGTGCCACTAAGGAATGGGGCACAGCCGAACATGCAGACGCGCATCATCCCTACCTAGTCCGCAAGCAGGTAGAGGCGCACACTTGCCGCCAGACAAGCGGCGGCGATCTGCTGCTGCCGATCTATGACGCGCAGGGCGACATCCAATCGGTGCAGACCATTGCCGATGACGGGTCGAAGAAGTTTTTTGCCGGAGCGCCGACAGGGCTGGGCCGCATGATGGTCGGCATTAACATGGGCCGCGTCATATTATGCGAGGGCTATGCTACAGGCGTGTCTATATTTGACGCAGTGCTAGATCAGGTGTGCGTGACGTATTCCTGCGAAAACATGGAAAAAGTCGCGCGCGAAAAGGCGGCTGATGGGCAGGTTATCATTCTTGCCGCTGATACCGGATTGTCGGCGGAGAAAATGGCTAGGCTGGCGCGCGAGCTTAACTGCCCGCTTGTTGTGCCGCGCGATGATCTACCGGACGACGGGACGGATTTTAACGACCAGGCGCAAGCGTTTGGCAGGGATTGTGTGGCGCAGACATTCCGCGCGGCGCTGAAATACTATTACGACTCCCGCGCAGCACCTGACGCGCCTAGTCCTGCTGATGTCGGGCCGGTTGACCTGTGGGCAAAGCCAGCAGTGCCGGAATTGCCGCGCGGGCTGTTGCCGCCCGTCATCGAGGAAATGGCTTTCGCGATTAGCCGCCAGATGGGGACAGACCCAGCCGGTCTGGCAATGGCTGCGCTTGCCGTATGCGGGGCCGCGATACCGGACAGCGTAAGGCTCCAACCCAAGCTGCACGAAAAAGAGTGGCAAGAAAGCGCGCGGCTCTGGGTGATGCTTGTTGGCGATCCGTCATCGAAGAAAAGCCCGATCTATAAATATGCGACAAAGCCTGTGAAGCAGATCGACAAGCAGTTGCGCGAGGAAAACAGCCGCGCACTGCTGGAATGGCAGAAGAAAAAGCAGGACGGCATAGATGAGCCTAAGCCACCTTGCCCGCGACTATACGTCAGCGATGCTACACAAGAGGCCGTGCAGCGCATTTGCGCAGATAGTCCCGAAGGGGTGATGTTGTTGCGCGATGAGCTTAAAGGGATGTTTGCGGGCATCGGCAAATATACGGCAGGCAAGGGCGGCGGCGACAGCTCGTTCTGGCTCGAAAGCTATAACGGCGGGGCTTACATGGGCGACCGCGTAGGCAGCGGGAACACAGCGGTCGAGAACCTTTCGCTGTCCATGCTTGGCTCGATCCAGCCGGAAGTCGTGCGCGGCATCTTTTCGGGCGCAGAAGACAACGGGCTGTTGCAGCGTTTCATCCCTATCATCTTGCGGGATAGCGGCGACGAGGAGGACGAGCCACTGCCGCCTGTATATGAGGCATACTGCCACACGGTCGAGGCGCTAAGGTCGATCAAGCCACCGTCCAGTTTCTTCGGCACGAAGCCTTTGCAATATTGCGAGGAGGGCTTGATCTTGCGCCGCGATCTGGTGCGTCGGCAACAGCAGGCATCCCGCACGATGGCCGGTTTCAACAATATGTTGTCGTCGCACATCCGCAAGCACGAGGGGCTGTTCGTGCGCCTGTGCGTCATCTGGCATTGCCTCGAAAACATGACGGCAAACGGATTGCCGGAAGTTGTGCCGATCAGGACAGTGCGGCGCGTCGAGCAATTCCTGTCTGGCTTTATCATGGGCCAATCGGTCGCGTTTTATACAGGCGTGCTGGGCATGACCGATAGGTTTGAATGCGTAACAGACGTTGCGGGCCATATTCTGGCGCAAAAGCTGGACCATGTAACGCTGCGCGATCTGTCGAAAAATGTCCGCAGCACCAAGGCGCTCGGTAAGGAAAGCAAGATCGCGGTGATGGAGCGGCTGGAAATGTCCGGCTGGGTTTATCGGGATGACAAGCGCAAGGATTCGGCGCGCTGGGTGGTCGAGCAAGGGGTGCATGAGATGTTCGCAAACAGGGCTGGAGAGGAGCGCGAGAGACGCCTCGAAATCCACAAAATCATGCGGGAGATGGGAGCGGGCTAGGCGCTCCGTTCATGTTCATCGGGTGGGGACATTAACAAGGCTGTCCCCAGTTGTCCCCACTCGAAAACGGCAAATATGGCCGAAATGGCCTCCGAGTGGGGACAACTGGGGATTGCGTAGGAGAAACATATTATTAATATATTTTTTATATATTCGCGGGTGGGTGTGAAAACGCAAACCCTACAATCCCCAGTCGTCCCCAGTCGGGTAATAAAATTACAAAGCGGCGGCGCTCATGAATTATTTTGCAGGCGTGTCGTTTTCCGGTTGACGGGCAGGATCAATGGCCCTAGCAAGGGTCATCGAAGCAACGGGGCGCTGCCCCACCACACAAGGGAAAATGAAAATGACCAAGACCTTCGACCTCACCGCCAACGAAACCACCGCTTCCATGATCCTCGTTAAGTCCTGCCTCTACAACATGGGCGGCAAGCGCCCCAGCGACCTCGACCACGATCCCCTCACATGGGTCGAGGCCAAAGACCTCATCCGCGCAGGCTACAGCAAGCCGGAAGCTGCCGGCACTTGGGGCGCTTTGGACGCCAAGGGCATGATCTTTGAGCATAACCCTAAAGATTGGGCCATGACCGAAGACGGCTACCGCTACCTCGACACCATCTGGGACAGCCACAATGGTTGACCTCACATGAGGGGGCTTCGGCCCCCTCACCGCCCTTACCTAAAAGGAGAACCAGCATGACCCCTGAAACATTCAAAGCAATCCGCAAGCGCGCTGGGCTAACACAGGACCGGCTCGCACGCCTGTTGCGCATCTCAGACAGCCGCACCGTCCGCAGGTGGGAAAATGGATCCCGATCCGTCAGCGGGCCGGTGTCGTTCCTCATGGAACTGCTCGATGCAGGCACCATCGGCGCTGCGTCCGTCACGCAGGAGATGGCATGATCGACGATAGGCAAGTGGGCGGCGTCTCCGAGCGCGTTGTGACGATTGGCCGTGCAACGCTGATACAGGGCGATTGTCGCAATGTGATGCCGGTGCTGGGTAAGGTTGACGCGATTGTCACAGATCCCCCGTATGGGCTGGGCGATAAGTGGAACGGCGGGGGCGGTGGGAAAAACTCTAGCTGGGGGTTCGATCCGCATGAGGCAAAGTCTTGGGACGGCCAGACTGCCGATGGAGTGGAAGATTTACCGGATTACGCGCGGGACGTAATAATATGGGGCGGCAACTATTACGCTATGCCGCCAATGCGCTGCTGGCTAGTTTGGGACAAAAAGCAAAACGACAAATGGACGACGGGCCAATGCGAATTGGCTTGGACCAACCTTGATCGTCCGGTTCGCGCATTTAGATTCGCACAATGCGAGCAGGCCAATGAAGGTAAAAAGTCCCACCCGACGCAAAAACCGATCGCGTTGATGAAGTGGTGCTTAAAGTGGACTGATGCCCAAACAATCCTAGATCCATTCATGGGCAGCGGAACGACTGGCGTCGCAGCCGTTCAGATGGGGCGCAAGTTCATCGGGATCGAGCGCGAGCCTAAGTATTTCGACATCGCGTGCAAGCGCATCGAGGATGCTCAGCGTCAGGGTGATATGTTTATTGAAGGAGCGGCGGCATGATCGACGATAGGCAAGTGGGCGGCGACCACTACACTTCCAAGGCCGTGCAGCCTTGGGAAGCAATGCAAGCATGGATGGGACGCGAAGCATTCGCTGGCTATTTGCGGGGCAATTGTATAAAATACCTTGCGAGATACCGCGACAAGGACGGACTACGCGACCTCCAGAAATGCCAGCACTACCTCGACAAGCTGATCCAATTGGAAAGCGACACAAGCAAAATGGCCGACAATATTCTGGACTTCCAAGCTGGGCGCAATGCGGCAATAGATTGCCTAACCCGTGACTTGCGGCGCAGCAAAGACTGGCTTGAAGGTTACGACCAAGTGAACATGGCGCGAAAGTCCGCAGATGCCAGCACTACCTCGACAAGCTGATTGAGTTGGGACATAACAGGTAGAACATGAAAGACACTGAAACAGAAACCCTTGGGACTATAAAGGTGGACTACCGCAAGGTTGCCGACCTCATCCCATATGCAGCCAACAGCCGCACGCATAGCGACGAGCAAGTGGCGCAGATCGCCGCAAGCATTTTTGAGTTTGGATTTACTAACCCGATCCTAACCGATGGCGGCAATGGCATCATTGCTGGGCATGGACGGCTGATGGCAGCGCGCAAGCTAGGTCTTGGCGAAGTGCCGACGATCTCGCTTGCAGGGCTTACGGCAGCTCAGAAACGAGCCTACGTGATCGCCGATAATAAGCTGGCGCTTAATGCAGGCTGGGACGCGGAGTTGCTATCGAGCGAAATTGCAGGGCTTGGCGATGAAGGCTTTGACCTGTCCTTGCTGGGCTTCAATGAGGATGAGTTAGCTGCGTTGCTGGTCGATAAGACCGAAGGCTTGACCGATCCTGACGAGATTCCCGAGGTGCCTGCCGATCCGGCGACCGTGCTTGGCGACGTGTGGCTGCTGGGGCGGCATCGGCTGATGTGCGGGGATAGCACCAGCATTGACGCGGTTGACAAGCTGATGGATGGGCAGAAGCCTAACACAATGGTGACAGACCCGCCTTATGGGGTGAAACTAGACCAGTCGTGGCGCGATAAGGCTCTAGGAGACAAAGCGTTAGGCAAGGGAAATTCGCACCTTGTCGATAATGACGACCGCGCAGATTGGACGGAGGTTTGGTCTCTGTTCGAAGGTAATGTTGCCTACGTCTGGCATGCGTCATCCTTTACGGATGTTTTGATGGGTAGTTTGCGCAACGCAGGAATTGAGCCGACGCAGCTGATCATTTGGAATAATTCGGTTATGGTCATGGGGCGGAGTGACTATCACTTTAAGCACGAACCTTGCTGGTATGCGATCAGAAAAGGTCAGAGCCACAATTGGAAGGGCGACCGTAAGCAGACGACCATTTGGGATGCCGCCGCGCCCAATCACATCATGGGCGGCTCCAAGGAAGAAAAGACAAGCCATCCGACCCAAAAGCCAGCCAGCCTTTACGAAAAGGCATACCTAAATCACACAAACCCCGGCGAGTATGTATATGAGCCGTTCGGCGGCAGCGGCACGTCCGTCGTGGTTTGTGAAAAGATCGGCAGGCAGTCTTTGACAATGGAACTCGACCCCAAGTATTGCGACGTGATCGTTACGCGCTGGCAGAACTTCACCGGCCAGCAAGCTGTTCATGGCGAAACAGGCGCTGCGTTTAATGATATTAAGAATCCTTTATATGCCAAGCAAGAGGCGACATAATGGGAGCGCGAGGACCAAAGCCAAAGCAGCCAACGCAAGACGAGCGCCGCAAGGTCGAGCATTATTGCAGCATCGGCTATACCCAAGCGCAGATCGCCGCGCTGATGGGATGCTCCGATGAAACGCTCCGCAAATACTACCGCGAAGAGCTGACTAACGGCGCGCTAAAGGTCAACGCGCAGATCGGCGGCAAGCTATTCCAAAAGGCAATGGGCGGCGATACGGCCAGCCTTATCTTCTGGGCTAAGACCCGCATGGGCTGGCGCGAAACCAGCGCAATAAACGTAAGCAGCGACAACGGAATAACCGTGAGCTTCCGACGCCAGGCTGATGCTTGAAGTTTCGCTTACCGCGCCACAGGATGATTTTGTCCATGCAACAGAGCAATTCCCCGCGCTAGTAGCAGGTTTCGGCGCGGGGAAATCGCACGCTGCTATCTGGCGCGCGCTACGGATGAAGCTCACCTATCCTCGGCAAGACGTTGCCTACTATCTGCCCACTTACGATCTTGTAACGCGCATGGCGATCCCGCGCTTCGAGGAGCAGATAGAGAGCCTCAAACTGCCGTTCAAAACCAACAAAAACGACAGCCTAATCGCTATTGGTGGCTTCGGAACCATCATCATGCGGACAATGGACAACCCTGCGCGCATCGTGGCCTATGAGGTGGCAGATAGCCTTGTCGATGAGCTTGATACGCTGCCGACCGAAAAGGCACGCGAGGTATGGAACAAGGTCATTGCCCGCAACCGGCAGAAGAAGCCAGACGGATCGCTAAACACAGTGGGCGTTGCCACCACACCAGAGGGCTTCCGTTTCGTCTATGACCGCTGGAAGAAAAACCCCTCGGAGGGGTATCGGCTGATTAAAGCCTCCACCATGTCTAACGCGGCAAATCTGCCTGATGGCTACATCGACAGCCTGCGGGCGTCCTATTCGTCCAGCTTGTTAGCCGCCTATCTCGACGGCGAGTTCGTCAACCTAACCGCTGGCAGCGTCTACCCAGAGTTCGACCGCAAGCTGAATTGCGTCTTCGAGACGATACAGCCGCGCGAACCGCTGCACATTGGCCTAGACTTTAACGTCAACAACATGAGCGCAGCCGTGTGCGTCATCCGTAACGGCAACCCGTTTGCGCTGGATGAGCTAACACGGCTTAGGGATACGCCAAACATGATACGGGCGATCCAAGAGCGTTACCAAGGCCATGCCATCACAGTTTATCCCGATGCCTCTGGCGGTGCGACCAAGAGCGTCAACGCCAGCCTGTCCGACATCACGCTTCTGCGAAGCGCAAACTTCACGGTCCTTGCGCCAAGCAAGAACCCCGCTGTCAAAGACAGGGTGCTATCGCTTAACTTGATGATCCACAACCAGGGCGCAAGACGGCTGCTAGTTAACCCAGACAAATGCCCGAATCTCATTGAAGGTCTTGAGCGCCAAGCCTACAACAAAGCAGGCGAACCCGATAAAACCGCAGGGCTAGACCACTTGAACGATGCAATCGGCTACCTTGTGACTTATAAATATGGTATTGGTCGAGGAACAGTTTCTTTTGCAAAAATCGCGGGGGTTTGAATGGCCGTCAATACTAGCCACAAAGCATATGACGCCAATCGCCACAAGTGGCAGCGTTGCCGCGATGTAATAGAGGGCAGGGATGCTGTCATTCAGCAGCTTAAATCAAGCGCCCGCTCCCAGACTGGCGCTAGATACTCAGGGAGTCTGTATAGCCCAGACTTTACGGCCAACAATTATCTGCCACGGCTACTAAACCAGACCGATCAAGAATACGTCGCCTATAAGGAGCGCGCCGGTTTCTTTAATGCGACAGGGCGCACGCTAGACGCCTTTACTGGCATGATCTTTTCCAAAGATCCGACATATAAGCTGCCCACAGCCATCGAAGCCTTTGCAGACGACATTACGCTATCCGGCACAAACCTGCGCGAGTTTAGCGAGCAGGTGGTGGAGCAACAGATCGCCGTGGGCCGCGTTGGGCTGATGGTCGATTACCCGTCGAACACGCCAGCCAACCTGACAGTTGCCGTTGCAGAAGCCCTTAACGTGCGGCCCTTCCTGCGCTGGTATTCGGCAGAGAGCGTCATCAATTGGCGCTCAAGCTATATTAACGGCGCAGAGACGCTGACCCTAGTGGTCCTTCGCGAAGTCGTTGACGTGCATCAGGACGAGTTCGTTTCGGACGATGTGACGCAATACCGAGTGCTCGACCTAACCGAGCAAGGCTACCGCGTCCGCATGATGAACGAGGAAAACGATCTGCTTGATGAGGTCTACCCGCTCCAGCAAGGTCGCCCGATGCGTTACATCCCGTTTACGGTGCTAGGGGCCAACAGCGCATCGACCGAAGTGCAGAAACCGCCGCTGTTGGACCTGGTGGACACAAACCTTGCCCACTATCGCAACAGCGCGGACTACGAGCATGGCCTACACTTCACCGGGCTACCTACGCCCTATGTCGCAGGCGTGCAGCTTGCCGAAGGCCAGACGCTTTCCATCGGCTCGATGACGGCATGGGTGTTTCCCGATCCGTCCGCTAAGGCGGAATACTTGGAGTTTAAAGGCGACGGTCTTAAGACGCTGCAACAGGCGCTCAAAGACAAGGAGCAGCGTATGGCAGTGCTTGGCGCACGGATGCTCGCAGACGATAAGCGCACGGCGGAAGCCTTCGGGACGCTTGAGCTACGCACGGCAGGCGAACGCTCGATCTTGGCATCTATCAGCCGATCAGCATCTGATGCAATCGAGCGGTCGCTAAACTGGATGGCGCAATGGGTAGGAGCGCCGCAAGAGGCAGAGTTTAACCTGAACACGGACTTCGGCGCGGCGCGCATGGCTCCGCAGATGTTAAGCGCACTGATGGCGGCCTATCAGGGCGACGCAATGCCGCTGTCTGTCTTGTTCGACAACCTCCAGCGTGGCGAGCTTATCAAGCCACAAATGGAATTTGATGAATATGAGGCACAGCTTGCAGGTGCAGGGCCATCGTTTGCAGACGCACCTGCGCCGCAAGCCAGCCCAGAAGAACAGAGCTTGATGACTAATATTCGCCAGCGGCTAGGGCTCTAATGGCCGTTAGTCAGGAGATTGTTACCTCACTAGTTGAGGCTGTTGCCGCGCTTAACCTGCGCGTTAACGATGCTGCGTCAAGGCCAATGATACAGGGGCCGACAGGCGATGCTGGTAAGCAAGGCGATAGAGGCGACGACGCACAGCCTGTTAGTGACGAGCAAATCAAGGCGGCTGCTAGTGATTGGCTACGGGCTAACATTACACAGCCTAGCGACGGCACAGACGGCACAGACGGTAAAGACGGGCAGCGCGGCGACCAAGGCAGAGCGCCAACAGATGACGAGATTCAGGCGGCTGTTGAAATCTGGTTTAAAGCTAACCGCGAGCAACTGCGTGGCGCTGCTGGTAAGGATGGCACTAATGGCAATGCTGGTAGTGATGGGCGTAATGGCAGTAACGGCAGTAACGGCACTAACGGCACTAATGGCGAGAACGGCGTAGGGATTGCTCTTATTGAGCAACGCGACGACAAGTCATTTTGGATAACGCTGACTGACGGGCAAGAAACGGAAATCATGCTGCCGGTAGGCAAAGCCAGTGGCTTTTTTGGCGGTGGCGGTAGTGGTGGTGGTGGTGGTGGTGGCGCAACGCTGTTGTCGGAGTTAGGCGATGTGCGAATCTCTGCGCCGATGGACCTCCACGTTTTGCAATACGATACAGCGTCGTCGGTTTGGCGTAATGGTCCGGGCATCCTTGACGGCGGCACTTTTAATTAAAGGTAAGTGATATGGCGCGCATTCAGATCAAACGGGGCCTTAAGGCCAATCTGCCAACCTCTGGGATGTTGGCAGGCGAGCAGTTTTCCACAACCGACAGGGGGACGCTGCACATTGCACTTGATGCGGCAACCACTGTTGGCGTTGTGCCAGCGGTGGACGATCTTGCGGCAATCGGTGCAGTCGATGGGGCCGCTGATCTGCTTTTGATACATGATGCGAGCTCGAGCGGCGTTAAGGCCAAGAAAATCACGATTGCCGACTTCAAGGTTGCACTAAACATCCCTAATGGCGACACAGACGAGAAGGTCGCTGTCATTGCTGGCGGGACATCTGGCTATCTTTGGGGGACCGATGGAACAGATGGCGTGCTACGCATGAATAGCTCGATGCTGGTGACAAAAGACTCTGGCAATAACTTCATCACGCTAGCTGTTGGAACTATCGACTTAGGGACATTCTAAGAAAAACAAGCCCCGCTATATAGCGAAAAGGGAAAGCCACATGGCATTATTGAAGTTTAAGCGCAGCGCAGTCCCCGACAAGATACCAAGCATTGCCGACATTGACTTGGGCGAGATTGCTATAAACACTTACGATGGCAAGCTCTACACCAAGAAGCAGGTTGGCGGCACTCAGACTATTGTAGAAGTAGGCGGCGATGCAAGCAACGTCGACATCACGGGCGGAACGATTAACGGCACCACAATAGGTGCGACGACAGTTGCGACTGGGGGGTTTACTAGCGTCAGCACACCGACTGTCACCAACGCGGGCACTCTGGCACTAACGGCCACTGGAGCTAATGTGGTGGCGGTGTCTACCAATGGTTCCGAGCGGATGCGGATCACCGAAGCAGGTCTCGTAGGTATCGGCACGACCGCGCCAGCTTATGCGCTAGAGGTGGTTGGCGACATCCGCACCAGCAGCGGCGGAGACCTTCGCCTTGGCTCGGCCACTGGCACGACAACCACTGGCGGCGACAGCCAAATCTATAACGACGCCAACGACATGATCTTCAGGACCGGCACTACCACCACCGAGCGTTTCCGGATCGGCTCTGTTGGTCAGTTTGGCATCGGCGGTGCTACCTACGGTGCAAGCGGCCAAGTGTTTTCGTCGCAGGGCGCGGGCGCAGCACCAACATGGCTGACTCCCGCTACTGGTGTACGGTCTAACGGCCAGAACGGTGTCACGTCTTCGAAGACGCTAGGGAGCGCCGACAAGGGCACAAACATACTGATTCTCACCTCTGGCATCACCATCACCTTCCCGTCTACCGGCTTTGGTAGTGGCGAAGGATTTGCGATTTCCAACGTCAGCGGCGGTAGCGTGACACTTTCCACTCCCGGTGGGTCTGATTTTGGCACTACCCTACCCAATAATGGAACATTTTTTGCGTTCTGCGACGGTGGCGGGTACTGGCGTCAATACTGCTACTCCACCAGCAGGCTGTAAACGGAAAAAACATGGCACAAATTGTAAAAACTTGGTCGGTCACTGAAATGCAGTGCTACGCTGACGCAGCAGGCAAAGATAACGTGGTCTCCACTATTGAATGGCTACTGACTGGGGCGGGCGATGCGCATTCGGCTACCATACGGGGGGTCTTAAACATCCCGTTTAACTCTGCCAGCGAGTTCACTGACTTCGCATCACTGACGCAAGATCATGTCGTTGGCTGGGTGCAGAGCACTATGGGGGCGGTTCAGGTCGCAGCTTACGAAGACAACCTAGGTCTCCAGATTGAGTCTTTGGCAAACCCGCCACTTGTGACCCCGCCCCTTCCTTGGGCACCACCGGCTGAATCATGAGCGTCTCCGACCAACTCCTTGACCTGCTAACAATCCGCCAACTGCTGCTAGAGCGGGTGATAGCTGGCGAGAATGTGGCATTCAACAAGCAGCTAGACAGCGTTGCAGAGGCCATCACAAAGGCGCTCAAAGGCAAGGAGCTTACAGAGTATCAGGGCAAGCGTCTTGATAAGGCGATTGCAGAGCTATCCGGCATTGTGAAGCTCAACACGCCTAGTCTTTCGGCCATCGCCGCTTCTGAAGCCTCATTCCTCCAGAGTGCTTTCGCCAGTGTCGGCATCGAGGCTGTGTTGCCACCTGTCGCGGCTGTGGAGGCCATCGCTAGGTCGTCACTTGCCCAAGGCGCGACAATTGCCGGTTGGTTCGACCAGCTAAACGAAGCAACAAGATTCGGCATCAGCCGCGCAGTCAAGAACGGCGTGATGCTGGGGCTGACGAACAGCCAGATCGCCAAGTCGATCATTGGCATTGGCGACAAGGGCGGCGAGCCTATCGCCAAGTCTCGGCGCGACGGCATGGCTATTGTCCGCACCGCTACCCAGACCGTCGCCAATGACGTTAGGGTCGGAATGTATGCCGAGAACGCAGACATCATCAAGGCGGTGCAATGGGTCGCCACTTTGGATTCTCGGACAACTGATATTTGCATGGCTCGATCAGGCAAGACATGGACCTTCCCAGGCTTTGTCCCTATCGGCCACAGCATCCCTTGGGGCGGCGGTCCACCTGCGCACTGGGCTTGCCGGTCAACGTCCGTGCCTGTCACAAGGTCGATGGCAGAGATAACGGGCAAGGCTGCGGACAAGATAGCGCCGCGCACAAGGGCGAGCATGGACGGCGCAGTGCCAAGGGAAATGACCTTCGACCAATTCCTGAAGGGCAAGCCACCTGAGTTTGCCGACGAGATGCTAGGTGTCGGTCGCGCAGACCTGTGGCGCTCTGGCAAGATTACGTTTGCTCAATTGCTCGACCAACGGGGCAACCCGTTAACCCTGGCGCAGCTAGAAGCGCGCTATGGCACAGCAAGCTAGGCCAACAACGCGGCTGCTGTGGCCGTGGTCTGGCGATGTGGATTATTGAGGAGTGCCGTGCTTGTTCTAGTAAACCTTAAATAAACGTGGTATGATCACCCTATTGTGCGGCTGTGCCGCCCATTAAATGCCCCTGTGGGGACCAATAGTCCAGAGGACACATCCATGAGTGACGAACGAATTGCAGAGTTAGAGGCAGCAATCGAAGCGGTTAACGCTAAAAACAGGGAGCTGCTTGGGGAAGTTAGAATTGCCAAGGCCAAGGCCAAGGGCGCAGACATCGACCCAGCAGAATTTGCGGCGTTGCAGACTGAGAACGAAACGCTGAAAACTGAGCTAACCAAGACCAACAAAGATAGCCTAAAGACGGTAGAGGCATTGCAGGCAAATCTAACTGAAAAAGACAGTGCGTTGCAGTCGTATCTAATCGACAATGGGCTAAATGACGCGATGCTAAAGGTGGGAATCCGGCCTGAGTTTATGTCGGCTGCAAAGGCGATGTTAAAGGCAGAAACCCAGATCAAGGCAGAGGGTGGTCAATATTCGGCGCACATGGGTGAAAAGCCGTTGCTGGAAGGAGTTACCAACTGGGCAGCTAGTGACGAAGGAAAACACTTTGTCTCGGCTCCCGCCAACTCCGGTGGCGGTGCCACTGGCGGGGCTGGTAATGTTTCCGCCATCGCGCCGAAAGGCAACCTTGGCGGTGATAAGGTGCAACGCCTAAACGCAATCAAAGCCATGTTCCCCGAATTGTAACAGAGGATTTTAGTCAATGTCGCTTTCGCAAATGAAGGTATTCAACGAATACGTGATGCCCGCCACCATCGAGACTCTGGCTCAGATGGTTGACAAGTTTAATGCCGCATCGAACGGCGCGATCCGTTTGACCACCACTGGCTTCGACGGCGATTTCTATCAGGAATCGTTCTTCGCCGCTATTCACTCGGCACAGCGCCGCGTGGATCGTTACGCGGATCAGGAATCAGTGGCCGCAGTCGATCTTACCCAGTTGCAGATGAACGGCGTGAAAGTTGCTGGTGGCTTTGGCCCAGTCAGCTTTGAGCCTTCGCAGATGACCTGGCTCCAAAAGCCAGCACCGGAAGGCATCGAAGTTGCGTCGCGTAACTTTGCCGAGTCCATTATTGCAGACCAGCTTAACACTGCGATTGCCGCACTTGTCGCGAGCATTAGTAATCAGGGCGCGGCGACCACCGTTGACGTCTCGGCTAGTGGTCCTTTGACCTATGCCACGATGAACAGCGCCAACGCTTTGTTTGGCGATAACTCGTCGAGCATTGTCGCCAACGTCATTAACGGCGCAACCTACCACAGCCTCATCGGTCAGAACTTGGCCAATGGCGCTCAGTTGTTTGTTGCGCAGAATGTGCAGGTCGTGGAAATCCTCGGTCGTCCGATCATCGTGACTGACGCGCCCGCGCTTTATGCTTCTGGCACGCCTAACAAGGTGCGCGCCCTTGGCCTTGCTGATGGCGCGGCTGTTATTTATGATGGCGGCGACGTTATCAGTAACATCGAAACCAGCAACGGGCAGACCCGCATCGAAACCACGATGCAGGTGGACTACACCTTCGGCGTGGCACTCAAGGGCTACAGTTGGGACATCGTCAACGGTGGCAAGTCGCCAACCGATGCCGAGCTTGCGACTGGTTCCAACTGGGACAAGGTCGCAACGTCGATTAAGCATACTGCTGGTGTCTTGGCTGTAGGCGAAGCCTAATAAAAGAGGGGGGTTGTCCTTAGTGGGCAGCTCCCCATTTTAACGGAAGGTTTGCTATGTCGAAAGTTATTTATGAGCCGCATCCGGTTCACCCCGCGCGCAAGGCAAAGTTGCAGGCAGAGGGCTATAAAATCCTTGATGCAATTTTCGCCCCGGCCGGAACGCCCTTGCACGCCTCGGTTGACGAAGTGGCAGATGAGATCGTGCCTGTGGCAGAAGACGAGCCAGAACAGGCTGAAGCCATCGAAGAAGCCGTCTGCGACATTCCTGTAAAGCGGGCGCGCTCGAAGAAGGGCTAAAATAAATGGCGTTCGTGGTCGAAACAGGTGCAGGCATTCCAAACGCCAATAGTTACGCCAGCGTCTCGGCTTCCGATAGCTATGTTACGGATCGCGGCGTTACCGGCTGGCTAAGTCTTTCCGTCCCAGCCAAGGAACAGGCGCTAATCAAAGCGACCGACTATCTGGAAGCCACCTATAGGGACGCATGGAAGGGTGGCCGCATTGCCGCTGCACAGTCTCTGTCATGGCCGCGCTCTGGCGTGGTTGCTGATGGATTCCTGTTGGCCGCAAATGCGGTGCCTTTGCCGGTGGTCTATTCCTGCATCGAGATGGCACTGCGCGCAGCAGGCGGCGAGACTTTGATTGCGGATCAAGGGCAGCGCGTGAAGCGTGAGAAAATCGACGTCATCGAAATCGAATACCAGGATTTTTCAGACCCGACAGCGCGCTACCCTTTTATCAATCGGATGCTGTCGCCTTACGTCCTTTCGTCCTCTGACGGCAGTTTCGCGCAGGTGAGATTGAACCGCACATGAGCGGCCAGGCTGAAACCGCTGCGAGACTGCTTGCCAAATATGGCGAGCCTGTGAGCGTCACCTTCAGCGATTTTGGGGAATATGACCCTATCACGGGCGCAGCAGACGGCACGACAACGCAGACTACGGTGGTATCCTCTGGCTACCCGTCAGCCTACAGCACGACTGAGATCGACGGCACAGTGATTGAGGCAGGCGATGTTCGGCTGATCCTTGCGCTTATCTCGCCCGCCCCTGTGATGGGCTGCATGGTCGCACTGGGTGGCAAAGCCTATCGCATTATGGCCGTCAGGCAGGTGCGGCTATCTGGTGCGGACATCATTTTCATTTGTCAGGTGAGGGCTAACTAATGGAGATCGGCTCAAGGGTTTGGTTTCCTTGCGATTGGAATGTTGGCACCTTGGATAGCGTGCTTGAGGATAGCAGGGGCAATGTGATTGCCTACGTGCTGCTGCTTGATAATGGCAAGAAGTGCGCCGTAGATGTGCAAAATGCGGAGCCATTTTATGAGTATTACTAAGATTGGGGCGGCTCTATCTACGCAACTAGCGACCCTCAACATCCCTACAGGCTGGGAGAATTCGCGCGTTAGGCCAGTCGCTGGTCAAGTCTATCTTACGGAGAGCCTGCTGGCCGGCAAAACCATAGCGGTAGGCATCGCCTCCCAATCCTCAGATGAATACGGCGGCATCTATCAGGTGCTTGTGTATGCCCCAGCCGATGCTGGAAAGGGCGTAGGCCGCGCAACCGCTGATGTAGTGGCGGGCGCTTTTGTGAGGGGCGACCGGCTGTTCTATGAGGGCGCAACCGTTACGATCATGTCCACCTCGCAAGCGACGGGCTTTATGTCGGGCGACCGCTGGGTGGTGCCTGTGTCCGTCTCTTACAGGTCGTTCTTGTGAGCTTCGAGCTAGACATCAGCGCATTTGTGGCAAAGGCAAACGGGCGCGCTGACAAGGTTGTGCGCGAGATATGCCTAAACTTGCTGACTGATATTGTTTACAACACCCCAGTGGACACAGGGCGCGCAAGGGCAAACTGGTTTACGTCTATCGGTTCGGCCTCTACAGATAGCGTGCCTTACACTGGCGGCAAAGATGCTGCTGGTGGCGCTTCGATTAACCGCTCCATGGCTGATGTGGCAAAAGCCACTGGGCAAGTATTCTACCTCAGCAACAACTTGCCCTACATCTACCGCCTAGAGTTCGAGGGCTGGTCGAAACAGGCACCGCGTGGTATGGTGCGAATTGCCATTGATAACATCAGCCGTGACTTGCGGTGATCTGGTTAATCATTGGACAAAGTTTATAGTGTTTTCTTCATGTGTAGGAGTTTTTGATGTCTGATATTGTTTCCTCTGTTGGCACGGTAGTCTCCGTTTCGTCGACTGCACCTGCGACCTATGACGCGACCGGCTTTGCGGCCCTTACCTGGCTGCCTTGCGGCGAGCTGTCCGATCTGCCGGGGTTTGGCGCGGAAGCTGCCCTTGCAACGCATACTCCCCTTGGCACCGGCATTGTCGCCAAGCGGCGCGGGTCGATTAACTTTGGTTCCGTCACGCTGACGATGGCGCTCTCGGCCACCGATACGGGGCAGGGCGTGTTGCAGTCGGCTGGTGAAGCTGCCGCTGGCGCTGATGCTCAGGTGTCGGTTAAGGTCGAGCTAGTGACCGGCGAAATCCAGTATTTCACGGGCCAGGTCATGTCCTACAAGACCAACGTCGGCAATGCCGATGCAATCACGATGGCCGAAGCCACTTTGGAAATCGACAACTCGATTGTCAAAGTTTAAGTAATTGCGAAATTCCCTGCCGTAGCTACGTCCGACTGCGGCGGGGGATACTTCACATCGGCGTATCGGATCGGACAAGAAATGTCGTTTGATTTAAACTCGCTTCAGCCTGTGTTGGCGGACAATGGCGCTGTCTTGAATATCGTTCACCCAGAAACGGAGGAGGTCATCGAAGGTATGACCGTCACAGTGCTGGGACAGGACAGCAAGATTTACCGTAAGCTACAAATGGGCAAGCAACAGGCCGCGCTTAATCGCATGGCAAAGGGTAAAAAGGCCCTTGACCTTGACGCGGAAAAACTATCCGAGGATAGTATTGACGATTTGGTCAAGCTGACGACCGCCTGGTCGGGCTTTGCCCTTGATGGCAAGGAGCTAGATTGCACGCCTGAGAATGTCCGCACTGTCTATGCCGATTGGGCGTGGATCAAGGAACAGGTTCAGGAGTTCGTCGCCAACCGCGCTAACTTTTTTCGCTGAGACGCTTGAGCTTCTCAAGGTGTTTGTCAGGCAAGCTGCTTGGCTCAACACGATACCGGCAAAGGCCAAGCGGCCTAGGCGCGAAACCAAGTCTGACGCCATGCCCCAAATTGGGGCTGGAGCTCACTTGCTCGAAATACTTTTCGAGGTCGGACCCGCAAAGCCGGTCGGCATGGGCGGGCAAGTCGGCATTGATGAAACAGACCTCGCCGCATGGCAAACCAACCAGTGCATTGCCCTAACGCCTTGGGAAGCTAAGGCCATCCGTGCGCTGTCGCGAGAATACGCCTATATGCTGGGGCAGGCCAGCGAGGCCAGTTGCCCGCCACCTTGGGTCGATCCTTCAGTGATGACAGAGGAGCGGCGCAATAAAATTGCGGACGCCATGTCGGCGTGGGCGAACAACCACAATGGTAGCAAGACAAAAGCCAGAGTTTAAGCTATAAACAGCAATCAATTGGCGGGGTATGGCGTGGCAGACTTAGCAAAACTAAGAATTAGCGTTGACAGCCGCGAAGTGAGTAACGCTATCGGCGTGCTTGACAGGCTGACGAGTGCTTCCAGCCGGTCCGAGCAATCAGCAACAAGATTGTCTGGCGCGATGAAGTTGCTTCGCAATTCGTCAATCGGTGCCGCTTTTCTGATGGCTGCTAAAAGCGCGATGGACTTCGAGAAATCAATGGCCGAAGTCTCCACGCTCATCGACACGACTGTTGTTTCTATGGACCAGCTTACGGCATCAGTCAGGAATCAAGCCAAGCGATTCGGCGGCGATGTCCAGACGCAGGCTGCTGCGCTGTATCAAATCATATCGGCGGGCGCATCTGATGCAGCCACGGCTAACAACATTCTAACAGCATCCAACAAGCTCGCCGTTGGGGGCGTCACAGATGTTGCCACTGCTGCTGACGGTCTAACCAGCGTCCTAAACGCCTTCGGGGACAAGGTGGAGGGCGCAACAGCGGTTTCAGATGCCATGTTCGTGGCGATGAGGGCCGGTAAAACAACCATCGCGGAACTATCTGCATCGCTGGGTTCGGTCGCCCCACTCGCGGCACAGATGGGCATCAGTTTTGACGAGTTGGTTGCAAGCACCGCCGCACTGACTAAGGGCGGCATTTCGACCAGTGTCGCTATGACAGGGCTTCGCGCAATCCTTGCGACTGTCGCAAAGCCCTCGCAGGAGGCTGCGGAGTTAGCGGACAAATTAGGAATCGAGTTCAACTCCGCAGGGCTTGGGGCCAAGGGGTTGGCTGGTTTCATGGAGGACTTGCAGCAAAAGACGGGTGGCTCGCAAGAGGCAATGGCTATCTTGTTTGGTGGCGTTGAAGCTCTGGTCCCCGCGCTGGCACTAACTGGGCAGGCTGGCAAAGACCTAAACGCCATCCTGGAGCAAATGGGCGTGAAGGCTGGGCAAACAGACGAAGCCGTCAATAAGATGGAAAAAACATTTGCCCTCCGGTTTGCAAAGGCACTCGCAAACGCAAAAGACGTAATGCTTACGTTTGGGCAAGTGATTCAGCAGGTATTGCTGCCACTACTTAAGGTGTTCAATTCTTCGATAGACGAGATGGTCTTTGCTGCCACCGCCGCTGCCATTGCATTTGCCTTGCTTAAGGCAAGCATGGCCGTGAGCTTCATCGCAACCTACTTGCGCTCTATCGTGGCGCTGCAAATGGCGCTGGGCGCTACTGGGACAGCATCGGCGCTGTTCGGCGCGGGCCTCAAGCTAGTGCAAGGCTCGTTTGCGTCACTGACAGCGACCATGATGGCAAACCCCTTCATTGCCATCGCGGCGGCGCTCATCGCTGTGACGACTCTTCTGTATTCCAACCGTGACGCGCTGGTGGAGGTCGAAGGGGAAACCGTGCGCTTTGGCGACATATTCTTGGGGGTGTTTGAATTAATAAGGCGCGCAGTGGCATTTGTCACCAAGGTATTCCGCGAAGGCTGGGCGTCTGCCATTGGCTCTATTGCGCCTGAGTTGGCATGGCTGGGAGGTATATTCGACAGGGTATTCAATGCCATTGGTAACTTCATCAAAAACTTCATTAATGAGAAGATCGGCTTGTTCGTCGGCTTTTATGATGCTGTGTCCGCTATATTCACCGGAGGCGATATAACTGACGCCTTTAGTGGTGCCTTTAAGAAGGACTACATCGGCGGCTTTACCAAGCAATTAGGCAACGGGGTTGTGGCACTGGCAAACCTGGGCGCGGAAGCCAGAAAAACAAACGGCGCTGCGGTGGGACTTGGCGAGCAAGGTTTAGCTACAGCCACGGAGTCGGCAGATAAGGCATCCAAGAAAACCAAAGAAGCCACCGATGCGCTGATGGATTATTACAAGGCGCTCATTGAGACTGGGAAATATCTTGGGATCACGAACGAATACGAAATCCAAGCGGCCAAGGCACGCGAAGCTGGCCGCACTGGGCTTGCTGCACTGATACTCGCGCAGGGCAAGTCGAACGAAGCCAGGCAGCTTGAAATCGACAACGAAAAGAAGCGGCAGGACTTTGCAAAGGGCACGCTTGCCGATCTGCAATTTGAAAACTCGCTGATTGGGATGAACAACCAGCAGCGTGAGCAGGCCATAGCTATGCGCGCTCTTGAGACTGCAAAGGTTGTCGAGGGCACAGCCGTTTATAATGCTTACCTTGCAGCGGTGTCTGCTGGGTCGGAAGGCAGGGCATCTGAGGAGCAGGCCAAGCGCATCCAAGCCCTACAGCAAGAAATCGAATTAATGGGCATGGCCGCTGATGCTGCCATCAAGCAGGCCGCTGCAAACCAAGCCCTAGCCTTGGGCTATGCGGCTGGCACGGCGGCATTCGACAAGTTTATGGATGGGGCCGCGCAAGAGGCAGGGCTGCAAAAGACCGTCGATGGCCTACAGAAGATTAAGGACGCCATGCAAGAGGTCAAGGATATGACCTTCGACATCGACCTTGAGGGCGTGTTTGGCAATGTCGGCAAGGCTGTAGGCGGCTTAGTCAATGTTTATGAGGACTTCGCAAAGCGCCAAAAGGTGCTAGCCGTCGCCATGAGCAAAGACAACAAGGACGAGGCCGGTCGCAGGATCGCGCAGCAGAAGTCATTTAGAAACGATATAAACCTTTACGGCAATCTGGCAGCGTCAGCCAAGGGCTTCTTTAAAGAAAAGTCCCTTGGTTACAAAGTCATGCAAGCGGCAGAAACCGCATTCCGTGCGTTTGAGTTTGCCATGTCAATTAAATCGCAAGCAATGAAAATCGCTGAAGCACAAAATACGGTTGTGGCTAAGGGAACAGAGGCGGCGGCTAACACTACTGCTGGCGCGTCCAAGATATTCAGCCAACTGGGTGTCTACGCATTCCCGATTGTGGCCGCGATGATTGCAGTAATGGCAAGCTTGGGCGGCAAGGGTGGCAGTGTAGCAACCCCAAGCATTCCAAGCGCCGAGGATATGCAGCAGCAGCAGGGCGCAGGGAGCGTGCTTGGGGATGCAACAGCCAAGTCTGACAGCATCAATCGTGCGCTCGAAATCATGGCTGCAAACAGCAACAGCGACCTTGAATATAGCAACCAGATGCTTGCCTCCTTGCGCTCGATCCAGAGCAGCATGGCGAACCTGTCGAACAATGTTGCCAAGCAAATCTCCGTAAGCGGCGGGATGTTCGACACATCCAAGCAGAGGCTTGGTCAAACCGGCTCCGGCGGCGTGCTGGGTTTGTTTGCCTCCAGCACCACACGCGAACTGCAAGACCTTGGCGTAGATATAACGGCTTCGACAATCGCTGAGATAATCGCTGGCGGCATTTCTGGGCGGACTTATCAAGTCGTGCAGCAAGTCAAAAAGAAGTCGGGCTTCTTTGGCATTGGTGGCTCGACCAAAACAACATTGCAGACGACCACGGGCGACATTGACGCCAGCGTGCGCGACTCCATCACAGGTGTGATCGCAAGCCTGCGTCAAGGGCTCATTGATGGCGCGGCTGTGATCGGCCTAGATGGCGCGGCGGCGATCTTGGATAGCTTGCAGGTTAACATCGGCAAGATCAGCTTGTCGGGCCTCACCGGCAAAGAGATTGAGGACCAGCTTAATGCTGTATTTTCCAAGGTCGGCGATCAGATGGCCGGAGCATTGCTGCCATCGCTTACTAATTTGCAAAATATAGGTGAGGGGCTGTTTGAAACCTTTGCACGGGTAGCGCGTGAATATCAGGTTGTTGACGTTGCGCTGCGCTCTATCGGCAAGGAGTTCGGCGCTGTTGGCCTTGCGAGCATTGAGGCGCGCAGTGCATTGGTCGGGCTGTTCGAGAGCCTTGGCGAGTTTGTCGAGATGACAAGCTATTTCCGCGACAACTTCCTAAGCGAAGCCGAAAAGATTGCCCCTATCGCAACGGCGGTGGCGGAAGAACTGGCACGGCTCGGCCTGACCTCGATCACTACGATTGATCAATTTAAAATGGTCGTGCTGGGCCTTGACCTGACAACAGCGGCAGGGCGCGAAACCTACGCTGCGATGCTCCGGCTTGCCCCTGCCTTTAAAAAGGTGGCTGACGCACAGGCAGAGATCGCAGCGGCGCTGGCTAAGGCACAGGAAGACCTTGCAGCTAAGGCAGCGGCTGACGCGAAGCTGGCGCTTGAAGCGGCGGAAAAGGCGGCTAAGGCGCTGCGGGACTTGGCCGACAAGCGCGCATCAATGGAGATCGTGTTATTGGATGCTCTGGGCCGATCAGCCGAAGCCTTGGCTGCGCGCAGGGCAATCGAGCTTGCCGCGATTGACGACACGCTGCGCGGCTTGCAGTTGCAAATATACGCGGCGCAAGATGCAGCGGCAGCGAGCAGGCTGGCATCAGAAGCACAGGCAAAGGCGGCGCAAGAGGCAGCGGCAGCGGCAGAAAAGGCGCTCGCCTTGGGTCGGGAGCGCCAGCAGTTGGAGATACAGCTACTTGAAGTGCAGGGCTTTGCGGTTGAGGCTTTGACCGCCAGGCGCGTGCTTGAACTGGCGGGCATGGACGCGAGCCTGCGCGGGCTAAAGCAGCAAATCTTCGCGGCGCAGGACAAGGCCGAGGCTGACGCATTGGCAGCGACGGCGGCGAACGAGGCGGCGCAGTCATTGCAGCAGTATGCGGATGCGCTGTCCAATGTCAGCAAGACAATTGTGGATGAGATTAACCGCCTGCGCGGCGTCACCACATCCACATCGGCGGTATTGCTCAAGGCACAGTTTGCGACAGTGACGGCGCAGGCGCGCAACGGCAACCTTGAGGCGCTGGGCAAACTGCCAGAGCTTAGTAAATCAATCGAGGCGGCGACGATTGCCAGCGCAAGCTCGGCGCTCGAAGTGGCGCGCATCCGTGCATGGCTGGACGCCAGCCTTAGCGAAACGCTTAACACTCAGGGCATGGCACCTACCGCCACGGCGGATGGGTTGACGTTTGACGGCAACAGCACAGCCTCCGCCAATACGCAGCAGACATCCGGCGACCTTAGCAACATGAGCAGCGCGCTGAATAATGCGCTATATCAAGTCGCCAAGAACACCGGCAAGTCCTATGAACTGCTCGACCGCTGGGACGGGAACGGATTGCCCGACATAAGGGAGGACGCCAGTGATTATTATTAAACCAACGCCTATCACTGAGACAACGCTAACCACTAGCGACGTCCCTGAAACAGACCATGCCGCATGGACTGCTGGCACCTACACGCTCGGCACCCGCAGAATATACGATCACAAAATCTATGAGGTGGTCGCAGCCACGACAACGGATAGGCCGGACATCGGCGCGGCGGCTGTCCCTGCCTCTTGGCTATTTGTAAGCGCGACTAACCGATACAAGATGTTCGACATCTCGGTGGGATCAGGCACAACCAATCCGGCGACAATTGACATTAAAGTCACGCCCGAAGTCGTCTGCAATGCGGTTGTGCTGTTTAATGTAGACGGGAGCACAGCGCAGCTAATAGTCAGGGACTCTGGCAACGCTATTGTTTACAACCAAACGGTCGACTTGACCGATTACAGCGGGATTACTGGTTATTTCAATTACTACTTCCTGCCATTGGCAGAAACTGGAGAGTTTGAAATAGCTTTTCTGGACATTCCAAACTTTTCTGGTGCCAGTTTCCAACTAATCATTTCCGCTGGTTCGGGGGTGGCTACTTGCGGCGAAATGATTATGGGCCAGAAGTCTGTTCTGGCTGTCACTAACTTTGGAACATCTGTCAGCATCAAGGATTATTCTGTTAAAACCATTGATGAATTCGGTAATGTTACAATTATTCAAAGGCCATATAGCAAGCGCGCTGATTATGATTTAACAGTAGAGACTTCGCAAGTCGGTAGCTTCAGCAAGTTTCTTGCAGGCATCCGATCTATTCCTGCTGTTTACATTGGCGACCCGCTAAGAAGTGAAACGATTGTCTTGGGCTATTACAGAGACTTCGGTATTGTGCTATCTAATCCGTCGATTTCGGAATGCACCATGTCGGTTGAAGGGCTTATCTGATGGCATATTCTGCTATAACCGCTCTGCCAGCCGCGCCATCCCGCCTTGGCGACCCAAGCAACTTTGTATCTGAGAGCCTCGCCTTTCTAAGCGCGCAGGCGGGCTTTGTGAGCCAATGTAACGCGGCTTCGAGCTATTTTAACGCGGCGAAGTTCGACCCGTTCAATTGGGGCGACCTGTCTGCGATTACTGGTAGCTCGCCTGTATCCATCACAAACTTCATCGACCCTGCGCCAGTAGTCGCGTCTTTAAACGGCTTGCAGTTGGCGGGTGCGATTGATGGCCTCTTGGCAAGCATGGTGGATTTTGTTCCAGACGCCAACACTGTGGGCGCATGGGCTGACAGTCTAGCGGACCCAGCAGCGCCGAGCGTCACCGATCCTGCCAGGCCGACTTTTAGCAGCGTATCAGCCACACCATTGCGCAATGATGGGCAGCTATCCTTCGGGGCCAAGGCGTCGGCCTTCTACGGCAGCGCCAGCACATTCTCACGATCCTTGCAGGGCTTTGCGGATTACGTCGCCACGTTTTCCAGCGGGTTTGAGGATTGGAGCAGCATTGCCGTTACCTTTACCGACTCCGACGACTGGGGATTTATCACATGAGCAAGCAAGTCAAAATGCGTCGCGGCACAGCGGCCGAGCACGCAAGTTTTACGGGCGTGGTAGGCGAAGTCACCGTTGACACGACAAACGAAGCCTTACGCGTCCACGATGGCGCTACGGTTGGCGGGCGGGCTATGGCGCGTGCAGATGGCACCAACGCCTCTGGCGCATGGCCGATCAGCGTAAACAACGTCAGCGGCGTTGTGGCGGTGGCTAACGGCGGGACGGGATCAACCACTGAGGTAAACGCGCGCACGGCACTCGGCCTTGGCTCATTGGCTACCGCGTCCTCGATCAATAACGCTAA